ACACCAACAGAAGAACATATAGAAAATTTAAAATTACTTTGTGAAAATATTTTACAGCCAACTCGTGATGAGTGGGGTGTTGTAAGTGTATCATCGGGCTATCGCTCACAAGCGTTGTGCCAAGCTATCGGAAGCGTAAGCACCAGTCAGCACGCGCGTGGGATGGCGGCCGACTTTGAATGTCATTCAGTCGATAACAAAGAATTATTTGAATGGGTTACTAATAACTTAGACTATGACCAAGCAATTTTAGAATTTTACACGGGCACACCGGAGTCAGGATGGTTGCACGTGTCTTACAACAAAGACGGCAATCGTAAACAAAGACTAAGAGCTTTTAGAAACGATGCTGGTAAAACTCAATACGAAGAAATCTAAAATAATTTTTTGGCAAAAAATACTTTTGTCTTAGAAAATCCTATCTACACATACAGCCAATCATTGCATTACCATCTTTCATAATGTGCAAGTTTAGCTCATCAACATAACCGGTTAGTTTTAATCTCAGTATGTCGCATAATTCAAAACAATTTACTTCACCTGTTAACACTAAGCCTTCTAACATTTTTTTTGTTACAGGTAGTAACTGATATAAACCGTCATTTAAAATAATTAAGTCCATTAAAATAATATTGGTTCTAAATGAAAATCAAAAGCTATAATACGTTTTTTAAAATAAATTTTATTAGGTTCTGTGTAATGTGTTACAAACTGCGGCACTATCATTATATCTCCTTGTTCTACAACAGGGCTGTATAAAACAGTTTCGTCTTTTTCGTTATTCCAAGGTTGAATGTAAGTTGTTTTAGGTGAGTCTTTTTTCATTTGCAAATAAATTATACCTGTATAACCTTGTGAACTATGATTGTGTGGAACGTGATAATTACCTTTATCATAAACTACAGACCAAGCTCTATCTAAAACAATTTTAGAATTATATTTAGTTCTAATTAATTTAAACTCGTCATCAAATATTTTTAATAATTCACTATTAATTCTAGCTTTATTTCTGTTACTTTTAAAATTAGCTTGTGGCATTTCAGGATAACGATTTAATACTTCTTCTATTTTTGTTTTTTTATCTTTAAAATTTATGCATTTAATTTTAAAAAATTCTATTTTAAATACTGGCTCTATTTCAAATTTTATATCCATTCTTTTAAATCTTCTCCCATAACTTGACTAGCAATATCTATTTTATTACGCAATGCTTTTACTATCTTTTCATCTACAGTTTTTGGTGCTATAAGGTCCACGTATGTTACCGACTTCTTTTGACCTATTCTGTGTGCTCTGTCTTCTGACTGTAGTCTTTTTTCTAAGTCATATCCATTAGAAAAATAAATAACTGTACCAGCTTCTGTTAAAGTAATTCCGTAACCTGCGGTTTGTGGATTACCTACAAAATATTTTACTTTAGATTTTGGGTCTTGAAATTGTTTTATAGCTTTTTGTCTTTGTTCTTGTGAAGTTGCACCATAATATTGCACCACAGTTTCTGGTCCATACTCATCACATAATTTAGCTACAATTTTTTCTACATCGTGCACGTAGTTAGCCCAAATAATTACTTTGCCTTCTACTTCGTCTAACAATTCTATTAAACTATCCATTCTATTATTTTTTAATTCTGATATAGAATCATCGTCGTTCTTTAAATGCCCACAAGTGATTTGATGCAGACGCATCATTTGTGTAAGAACGTGAGGCGCGGTCGCCATCTTACCTTTTACAGCAGCGAGGGCCGCGGATTTCATAGTAGAATAAGCTTCTTTTTGTTCTTTACTTAGTTCTACTTCTCTTTTTATGTATATTTTATCAGGTAAATCTAAACACTCTTCTTTTAATACTCTGTAAGAAAATTTCTTAAGAATAGAAGCTAATTCATCTAGTCTTTGATAACTGTGAACCAATTGCACTCTACGACCACCAAAGTTATGAGTTTTCATAACAGCATATCTATTTTTAAAAGAGTAATAAGAACCTGACTCTATTATACCATCATTTAAAAATTGACATTGACTAAACAAATCTAATGGTGATTTAGTTACAGGTGAACCTGTAAGAATTCTTTTGTAATAAGCTTCTTTACCTAAAGTTACAATTGCTTTAGTTCTTTTAGCTGTAGGATTTTTGATTGTTGTAGATTCATCAATAGCCATAAGAGCTCTATGCGCTCGCAAAAATTTTCCTGCAAACAATCTACCTTTGTCTGTGCTAAAAGCCTCAACATTCATAATAAGGATGTGAAGGTCATAGCCAGTTTCGAATAATGATTGA